TATTAGATTTAGTTGCTATATCAAAAGTGCATGCCCATCCAGCTAGTGCATTATCAAATCTTTCTTCAAATGGTTCACAGTTTGCAGTGCTTGTTAGTTCAAACTCACTTCTATATAAATCTGCTTTTTGTAATACTCTTAAAACTCTAGTTGCAAGTGCTGCCTGTGTATTTAATACGTCCTGTGTGTTGTCATTGCCTAAGAACAAACTTGTGTCTGGTTTCTTGCTTACATCCACTAAATCCATTAAGAATAGAGTAACATTAAATGAAACATGGTTTTCTTCAATAGTCATGTTATTGACCATTATATGAGCCAAAGGAAATATAGTTTGCTTCTTTAAATCAATATCTGCTATGTTGCCAAATGTCACAGTGTTGTTAAATGGCTGTGCGCTAACTACGTCTTTAATTGAATCTATTACTTTGTAAAAACTTTTCATTTTATTTGTTTTATATATAGTGGTGAATGTTCGCCAAGTTCTTCACTAATGAAATCTTCTAACCAATCTAAAGCCTCGTCAAATTCAGCACCATCAGATTGTATTATAGAATCTAAACACTTCCAATAGTCGTAAACTACTTTTCTTGGTTTGCTAGCTGTAACACCTACAAAAGCATCTTCAAAGCCATCAGCAAGAATTACATACTCATCTTTTTCGAATAAGTCACGTTCCATGATTTCTTCTAGTATTTCTTCTCTTGTCATTTCTTCTTTAATAAGTGTGCTTCTAATTCGTATTTATCTTTTTCAAATGCTAAGTGCTGTAAGCATTGATGTAGTTTAAGTTTTGTAATATCATCTAGCTTCATAACGTCACCTTTGCAAAGTCCATATAAGGATTGATACCAACCCCACTTTTGAGAGAATCCCTCAGTTCTTGAGAAACTGGAACCTCCGTTTGATTCGCTAAATAGTTCAGTATATGTTTCTGCAATTCGGTTCTTAAATTCCAAAAAAAAACAAGCGCACCAAATACAATATCTAAAGGCATTTGTCTTAAATCATATTTGCCAGAACCCTCATACTCACTAACTAAATACTGTTCTTTCTTTTTATAAGTAACAGGTCTAAAAAGCACGTTCATTGCTTTGTGCATAAATGACCATTCACCTAAGTAACTATCTAAATCAATATATTCGCCAAAGCTCATTTCGTCTAGCTTAGGAATAAAACCAAACTCCATTTCATCCAACTTAAATAGCTTTGTGAATTTTGGCTTTTGCTCAAACACTTTGCTAATGTCATTGGTGATTCCATCTATGTCAGTTGCCTTAATCATCAATACTTGTTTTAGTGTAATACCACAGAATATTTCAATCATCTTCTGTTGAATAAAAGGTGTCATTTCTTTACCATCTGCAACCTTTAGCCATTCTTGGTATTGACCTAAAGTAATCTCATTCAGTTTTTCGGGGATAGTGATTTCGAGCTTCATTATTATTAATCCGTTTAAATAGTTAAATTGATATACACGTTTTCAATATAAATAGTAGTTTCCTCTGTTTGGGTTCTCTAAAACCATCATCATTACATACCTTGCTGCATCAATAGCGTGGTCTCCATTTAATGGATTTGGTTTTTGCAACGTGTTGCCTTGTTTATCTTTCATCCATACATAACCCTCTAATTCTTTTTTTAAGTTCTTAGAACGTCTTGTAATAAACACCTTGTTTTGATTGATGAGGTTAATGCCATACACAATAGAGTCACGTCCTTTAGTAACTGGGAATACATCGATTCCACTAAGTCTTATTTCTGCTATTGATTTTGGTTCTGCTGAATCTGCATATATGTAACAGTTGATTTCATTGTTTTTAATGAAGTTCGATATGTCTCTGTTTAGCATTCCTGTTCTGTAAAGCACCTCATCAAATATGTAAGTATCATTGTACTTATAGAGATTAACTATACTTGTACTGTCTACTGTGTAACCAAAATCGAGTCCAGCTCCTATTAGCTTTGCTTCAATAGGCACTTCTTTTATTTCCTTCCAATCAGGAATGCAAGCACCTTCTAATTGTCCTACTTCACCAAGACCATATACACGCCACCAGTTTCTCCAGTAGGTAGAAGTTTTGGCTTTGTCTTTTGCCTTTTCAATTTCTTTAACTATTGATTGAGGAAGTGATTCATTGTCTTTATAAGTAAGTGTAATAAAATCTGTATCTGGCTGCCCTATTAGTTCTTTGTCTACCCAGAACAAGGATGTTGGATTGTAGTCTAGCCAAATGTTTTGTGAGGTTCTTATTGCTAATTGTTGGTAGGCATCAAATGGAACATTGTTACACTCATTGATATAAAGGTCAGTTCTTCTTGCACCTCTTAATTTATCAGGTTGGTCAGTTGAGAAAAACTCTATATATGAACCTGTGTCAAAATTATATTTTAACGTGCTTTTATTAAATGAACTTACACGAAACCTTTCTAAACCTTTTAAAATAGCAATAAAGTCTTTTAAAGCACCTCTACGTAGATGAGGTATTGATTCAGATACAACACTTATTTCTTTGTTTTCATTAGTTCCAGCATAGTGAATAAGTAAACAAAGTATTCCAAATGTTTTGCCAGCAGATGTTCCACCTTTTACAATTCTAGTTCTCGATTGTAATTCTTTAAGTTTATAAAATGCTTTTGTTCTTTTTGGTCTCATTCCATAAATAAAGGTCCATCTCTGTTGACATTAACATCATTTGTTTGTATTGCTTTTCCATGTGCTGAATCCATTAAAGAATCATAAGCCCTAACGTCACCTTGTCGCATCTTTTTAATTAATGCAAGTGTTCCTATATCTTCTTGTGTTAGTTCTTCAATTTCTCCTGTAATAGGGTTTTTAAACTTTTCCATTGTCTCTAACCACTTCTTTGCAATCGTGCTTCTGTTCTTGCTTCCTTTAGGTCTTCCAGCTGGATTTCCGCTTTGTCCTTTTTTAAATTCAAAGGGTTTTATATTTTCATCATTTGCCATAACTCTTTCCGTTTATTTTTATTTGTAGGGTGTCATCTAGCTTTTGCATTCTGTCTATTATCACTTGACAATATTTAGGGTCAAGCTCCATTCCGTAGCATTTACGTTTAAGTTGGTGTGCTGCTACCATTGTTGAGCCAGAGCCGAGAAAAGAATCAATCACTAAACCGCCTTCAGGACAGCTTGATTTAATAACTCTTTCACAAAGTGGTATTGGTTTTGGTGTTGCGTGTCCTCCTTCGTTTCCTTGCCTAACGTGTCTATCAAAGTGCCATACGTTATTCATATTATCGTGTGTGTTATTAAAATAAGCACGTGTTGAATAATAATCCTTTTTTAAAGCATCATATTCTTTTTTTAAAGCATCATATTCTTTATGAAAAGCATTACCATCTGCAGCACTTCTTATTGCATTGTAATGTTCTTTTGTTGGAAAATTCCATTGGCTTTTAGACCAATAATGTGTGTGATAAGTATTTGTTAATTCTGTTAATTCTTTATTTGTAAATTTGCTTTTTTCTTTTTCATTTATTAAATAATTTCTTATACTATCCCACCCTTCCCAATAATTATCTGCATTATTATTAAAACCTTGAACACCACACATAACAAATAAACATTTTTCGTCTGCTATTGCGTAGCTTCTTGTATTATCTGAATTTTGACCTTGTCCGTTTCCTTTATCCCAAGTTATTAAATTTCTAAAGGTTGCTTTTTGTTCTTTTATAAATGGCTTTAGTATTTTTGAATAAATATCCATTAAAGGTTCATCAATACCCCAACAATAAAAACTTCCATTTTCTTTTAAGTGTAAAAATTGCAAGGGTATCCACTCTTTATTAAAATTTAATAAATCAGAATAATTAAGGTTATCATTTAACACTCCATCATTTTCTTTCTTCATTCCATAGGGTGGGTCGTTGTGAGCTACATCTGCTTTCTCTCCATTCATCAACTTTGCTACTTGGTCGCTGTCTGTGCTATCTCCACAAAGCAACCTATGCTCTCCAATCTCTATTAAATCACCAAGCACAACGTCAACCTTTAAATCGTCTGGTTCTACATAGTTATCTTCTTCTGCTTCTTCTTCTACTACATTAAAATCTACAGGCAAATCTAAACCCCAATCATCCAGCTGTTCAGCATCCCATTCATTAGCAATCATATCCCAATCCCACTCTCCAAAACCAACGTTATCTTTAACTATAAATTCTCGCTGTTGCTCCGCAGTTAATTCACTAGCTTGTATTACAGGAACTTCTTTTAATCCAGCCTCTTTACACGCTTTTAAACGCATGTTACCGCCTAACACAATTAAATCATCATTAACTACAATAGGTCTTATTTTAAGCATCTCTGGAAACTCTTTTATTGACTTAACCAGTTTAAAGAATTTATCATCTTTAACTAATCTCGGATTGTTAGGATTGTTTTTGATTTTATATAGTTTCATTAATGTTGATTCCATCTTAATGCTTTTCAAGTGTTCCTATCATTAGTTTGATAAATGTTCTTTTTATCATTATTCTTTTAATCTTTCTTAACCTCTTTTTCATACTTAATACTTTTGCCATAGTGCATTCTTATTTCCCTGCCTAGTTCTTGATTGTTTGGATATATAGCACACATAAACGCTATGTCATTTGCTATTTTGTAATTCTCGTTGTTCATCCTTTTTTTGTTTTTCTTGTTTTAGATACTCCCTTAGTTTTACTTCTATTATCTTTCTCACTTTTCGCATATTCTTTGTATAGTTTATTAATTGTATTGTATAAGTCTTTAACACATGAGCTGCATGATGTAGGTTGTTTTCTTTCATTAAACACCCTATTGAAAATAGATAGCATCATTGTTTGTTCGTCTCTAGCTATCACAGAACGATAGGTGTTGAAGTAATCATCACACCATAAATACTCTTCTTCTGTTAAGCACTCTTTAGTTTTATACGGAAATAGCTTATTTAGTTTGTGCCTTCTTTCTTCACACCCACACGAATCACCAAATACTTTTTTAACTGCTTTTTTTATTCCTGTTTTAGTTGTGATTTTATCTACTGTATCACCTAGTCCTTTACTTTTCATTTATCTTTTTTTTTATTTCTTCTTTACATTCTTTAACTGTTTTGCATACTACCTTGTAACTAATCTTAGTAGCTTCTGAAAGTTTTCTAATAGATTGAAACTTCTTTGAATAGAGCTTAAACATCTTCTTATGAAACCATGTAAAGCCATCAATCACGTTATCAATCTTTTCAAAAAATTCTGCTTCACTCTCTGTTTTTTTATCTTCTATATCAACACTTAGTGGAAAAGTTGGCTTTTCTGTTCTGTGTATATGCACGACTATATCATGCAGTGTTGTGTATACAATTCCATAATGTGGCTTGTCCCCTATTATTATATCCGTTGGAAGTAGCTTTTTGTTCCTCATTTTCTCATATATTTTTACATACATGCTTTGCACAACATCTTCTGCGCTGTTAATTCTATACATTGGAAGCATTTTATCTGCCATCATTAGCCAAGTAGTATGTTTTCTATATAATGCGCTCAACACTTCTTCCTTAGTCATTTTTATTTAATGCCTTATATTTTTCAATAACTTCCAATAGGTAGAGTTTATCCCATTTGTAGCGTGACTTTCTAGCCATTTCTACATTTAGAGTGATTTTATCAAATCTTTCTTGACCTATTTTGTTAATTAAGTTTTGTTTATAAGGGATTAAGTTGCCAGAAAAGAAATAATTGCAGCGTTTACATTGTCCATGTACGTTGTCTTCATTAAATCTTACTGAGGGGTTGTTGCCAGCACTATAAAAATGACCAGCTTGTAAAGTGGTGTATTTACCACAGGAGATACAGGGTTTGTCCTTGTCTCGGTTTCTTATGTACTTATGAAAGTGAGTAACAGCAATTTTTTTAAGCTGTGATACTGACTTCTTTTTTAGTGTTTCTAGTTTCATCACTTCGAGAGTGATGGCAAAGCATTACTAAATTATGAATTTTAATTATTTGTTTTTAAAGTTTTTATTTGGATTTATTAACACTATTGTTTAATAATTTGTGCTATAATCCACAGTGTCCCGAATCACATTCGTTAAAATCATTGTCAAATAATTCTATTTGTGTTTTCCAGTTTTTAATCTGTTCGTATGTTAAATTATTATATTCACCCATTAACCATTTTCTATTATTATAATCTTTCATACATTTTTTTTCTGCATTTATAAACCAATTAAACTTATTTGGAAACTTTTTGCTTTTATGATTTAGGTTTAAAGGGTTAGCGTGAAAACATCCAATGCAATTATTTTGCCAAGCAAATCTTACAGGTTTATCTTTCCAGTATTCTTCTATTTGGTCTTTATATATATTATTATTTACAAGAGGAAAACTTATTTTTCTCCATTTAATTTTTTTCCACTTATCATTTTTATTTTGGTTTATTTCTATTCTAATTTTATCAGTTTCAAAGCCGTCTTTATCTAATTTACTTTTTGTATTTAAAACTCTATTAATTTCATTAGCTCTAAAACCTATTCTCATATCGATAGTTTCGTTGATTGTTTTATACCACCACTCTTGTATGGGTCTTATCTTCATTTGATTTGTGCAAAATCTACCTGTAACTTGTGGAACTCTTGTCTTACCGTTTCTATCAATAACCTCATCAAACGTTTTGCCAGTTACCCAATGTATTTCCTGACCTATAAACTGCTCTAAATCTAATATCGTATTAATAATAACATCATCTTCTAATGTGCCAATAAACTCAGTTCCTAATTTATCAGATACTAACTGTCTTACTTTTGCATCTGGATAGATACAATTTTTATCATCAGTTCTAACTAAAGCAAATACATTATAGTCAGCTTTATAATTAGCTGCTATATAAGCTGATGTCTTACCTCCTGATATACTATTTACTTTTTTCATTGTTTAATAATTTGA